TCCCTATGGGGCTCCCTATGGGGCTCCCTATGGGGCTCCCGGATGGGGCTCCCTATGGGGCTCCCTATGGCTCCCGGAGGGGATATAGATCGCCCCATGGGTACCCCTAGGGGCTCCCCTATGGGGCTCCCCCCCCCCTCCCTTACTATCGGGACCGGGTTGTCTGTGCCCCTGCCGGGCGACCCCCGGGGGCTGCCCTTGGCGCGCGCGGTATCGCGAGGGGGGGGCCCATGGGGGAGCGGGTGGGGGGCATCTGGGGAGGGCCCCCCTCGCATGCCCAACCCAATTTTTGGGTCCAGCCCGCTAGGGAGCCTCCTGTTAGGACGACGAGTACCCCTGCAAGTTCGGGTACACTGCAGCGCCCGCGGTGACGCACTGCACGTTTAGCGCCGTAGCCGCAGTACCCCGGAGAGGCGTCGGGAAGTCAAAGTCCATGCTGAAGGCCATGTTGGCCGGCAGCAAGGTACGCCACAGTACCGTGGACGGGCCATCCTTGATGACCAGTTCCGTAGCCACAGCGTTGGTGTTGCGCACCTGGACAGCAGTGACGTAGTTACGGATACCAGCCGCCTGGGCAGCCCGTACCACGATGTCCGTTGCTACCACAATACCACCCGCAGGGGGAGCATACACCCAGTCCGCGTCCGGGATGCTGAAGGGCTTCTGGATCAAAGCCCCGTTCAGGGTACTCGTGAGGTCCGCAACATCCCCAGAGGCCACTGCAGCGTATGGCACAGACAGGGCCCGAGCACCAATGCGCATAGGGTTGCCAGCAATGGCACCATCGTGCGCCGACTGCCCAGTGTTGACCTGGATAGACGATGCCAGGGCTCGTACCCAGCCATGACTGACCCCGACAGAGAAGCGCACGTTGCCAGACGCAGTGGCATTGACCGCCCGCACACGGACAAACCGCGCCAGCTTGGGGACAGTGTACAAGCCCAGGGCGTTAAAGCCCACCACCGGCACCCCCGCCGGCACCGAACTCTCCACCCAGCCGGTAGTCCAGCCGGCGACCAACGGGTCGGTCGAAAAATCTACGTTGAGGGTAGCGGGGTTACCGTTTTCCCACAACTGTAGGACGAGTTGCGAATCTTCGGTGTCCCCAAGGTCCGCCTCCCACAACACAGCGTTGATGGCCTGTGGACCATCCGCGAGTACAGAAATGGGGAAGGTGCTGGTGTACGGAGAACTCATTGTGTACCTTTCAAGCGTTGCGCCCACTCACGGAGGGCCTCTTTGTCATCATTGCACAGTGCCAAGACACCCTGCAGCGCCACGTAAGCCTGCACAAGCTCCCCGTTGGTTCGGAGAGGTGGCTCGACGTACACGCATTCCTTCAGAAGCGCCTCCGGGGGCACCAAAACTTGGACCTCAGGGGGCCTGATTGTCCCGCAGCCCGCCAACATCAGGGCCAGGAGCCCCAGCCCGAGCGGCTTCAAGAGCATCTTTTACCTCCTTCGGGAGCGGTTGGGCCGCCCAATCGGGGTTTGCGCCGACGGCAGCCCCAACAGACATGCCCAGGAAGGCCGTTTTTCGGGCCGTGGCGGCGTTTTTCTGGCGAAGACGAGCCAAGGTAGCCTGATCGGCTTCGCGCGCCTTGTAGAGGCTCTGAAGGGCTGCCTGCATTGCGGCCATTTCCGCCTTGTGGGTAGCGGCCTGCTGGATTTTGTCTTCCCAAACGACGAAAAGCCCTCCGCCTAGGGCTACCACCAGGGTAGCTAGGAGGAGGGTGACCATCAGGTGATTACCAAGTCGAGTGAGCAATGCGCCTCCAGGTGTTGGTGGCAACACAGACGTACAGGTGGGTAGCGTCCCAGCAGATCTGCCCTGGCAGCCCAGTAGCGGTTGCTGTTGCCGGGGTCCGTGCAGTGCGGATGCGAACGTTGTCCCCTGTGGAGTCCACGTTCGGCACCACCAAGGCACCCGTCATAGTACCACCGGCCTTCGGCACGTACTGCGTATGGGGGTCCACGAGCGCAACGTGGTTGGCTACAGCTGTGGTCGCAAACGCCCTGTCCCCATGTGGGTCAGCAGCGGAGCTGTGGGTAGCAATGTTGCTCGCCACTTCTGCCGCTGTATGATACTGGGGATGTGGGTCTGCGAGGGTTGTGTGAGCAGTCACCGCAGAGGAACCCTTGTCGGTGTTCGTGAGGTTAATGGCCCGCAGCAGCGTATTGTACACTGCCGTGATGCCATCCTGGGTACCGCCAGCGACAATCGTGCCTACGTCATCTGCGCTGGCTTGCTCACTGGTGGGCTGCCCGCGGGCGGGTATGGGCCCGGAGCCCGAGGCTGGCACCATGGGTGCGACGGGCTGCAGGCGACCAGCAGTAGGGTCATACCGCTTCATTGCAGACCTGACAGACACAAGTGCTTTTCGTCCTTGCGTCTGGTAATGAGTCCGGGCAGAATCTGCCCACGGGCGTAAATCCAGCGTGGCAATTCACGGCAGGCTCCCTCATAGTCCCCCGAATTCAGCTTGCGGAGCAGGCGGGACTTTGCAAGGTTTCCTTCACCCACGTTAAAAGTGAAGCTCACCAGGGCGTCGAAAGTCTCTTGCGTCAGCGGCACTTTTACAAGCCGCCGCACAGCGGCTTCGGCCGCACGGAGATCACTCTGTAGGAGGGCTTGGCAGGCCTCCTTGGAGTACGACTGCCCCATACGGGCCGTACCCGTGTGCCCGTAGCACACAGTCACGATCCCTACGGGGTCCCGGTAAGCCTGCTTGCGAAAGCCCTCATGGTGCCCAACAAGCGCAACACCCGCCGCTGAAGTGGCGAGTGCGACACCCACGACAATACGGCGGGCGAGGACCATTACAGCACCGTGACTGCGGTTGCCGCCGAGGTAGCCAGCAGGAGACCAGCGTTGTCCGTGACCCGAAGCTGGGACGCTGCGGGTTGTGTGTAGGCAACGGTCGGGCTGTCACCGGCGACGAGCTTTGCGCCGGCATAGTGCAGCAGGATGAACGCACCCTGAATCTCAACATCCATGATGGTACGCGCGGGTGCGATGGCAAAGGCCGCCGGCAGCGGAACCTGCTCGGGGTCCAGGCCCTCGCTGCAAGTGATGCGGATGGTGTTCACGCCCGCGAGATTCTGGCGAGCCGTGATGGTGGGCGCAGCCGCGTCCGGCGTAGGCAGGAGGGCGATTGCACTGTTCAGCACGGCGATCAGCCGCGTCCGCTTGCGGTTCTGGGGGTCAGCCAGGGCCTCGTCAATGGCGCGGGCCAGGGCGTTGCGCAGGCGCTCGCCACTGGCGAGGGCATTGATCTCGCGCGAGAGGGCGTCATTCGATGGCATGCTTCTTCTCCTTCTTGATGGTCAGCGGGGCGCAAATCTTGGCGCACTCCAGGAAGAACTTTGAGAGGGCAGCGCCAGCCTCAGAGGAACCTTTGGAAAGTTCCGCCTGGACTTGGGCGTAGTTGATGGCTTTCAGGACCTCTTTCGAGAGCAGCACGCCATTGGACAAGGGGCCCGGGGTGGGCAGGTGTTCGAGCCTCATCGGTCGAGTCTCCAGTAGATCGAGTTTGGCAAGCCCCATGGGGCCGCCGGCCAGTAGGGCTTGAGGCCCGCCCGGATCATGGTGTTGGCTGAGGCTGGGTTGCTCGTGGTGCAGTCACTTACGACAAGGCCCTGGGTCTCCCGCAAGGCACGGCGCAGCATGCGGAGCTGCAGGCGCTTGCCAGCAGCGCGAGGGAGAACCCCAGCACGACTGTAGTACCAGACTCCTACCCACGTCAAGCAGGTGAAACCCACAAGGTCCCTGCCAATAAAAGCCCCCACCCACACGTCGTAAGGGCCAATCCTCACTGGGTCATCCGCAGGAAAGCAGATGGCTTGTAGGCGCTCAATGGCGGCCCAGTGGGTTAGTGGGTCGATGACCCTCACCGCCGGCGCAGGCGGTCCAGGATGCTTTTCTTTTCCTGCGGAGGGGCGTATCGCTTGTACCCGAGAGGGTCTGAGGTCATTTGCTTCCAAAGTTGCTCCTCATGCTTTTTCCGGAGGCTGCCCTGATCCTGCCCGAGTTGAACTTGCCAGTGCCGGCAGGTACCCTCAACGGCGTCAAGCCTGTCGTCGTGGATAAGGGCGCCGCGCTCAAGCGTGAGCTTGCAGAACTGGAAGAAGAAACTGTAGGTCAGGGCTAGGGAGGGGCCGTACCGCTGGGCCTGTTGCCAGTCCTCGGCCACACAGTCCTCATTGACAATGAGGCTCCCGCGCCCTACAATGGGTTCTAGGGTACCCTGAATCCGCCGTTCCTTTTGACCGTGCACTAGGTCATCCAGGATGGCGCAGTCCGGGTGGATACGCTTGAGCACAGGCAGGAACACCTCTCGGAATGCACCATAGCCCATGTTCTTCTCGATGGTCAGGATGTTTACCTTCCACCGCCTAGCTACCTCAGCTAGGGTCTCTAGCTTGTTGAGCTCGTATCCACCCGGCACACCACCTACAGCGAACAGGAAGATGTTACCGTTGGCTGCACCACTGACGGCGAAGCCAGTCTCGTCCCCGTTCTGGCCGCCACCAGCGGGGTCCACGTACATATGGATGCCTACGACTTTCGTGTAGGAGGCCATTGTACCGGACTGCGGCTGGTTCATGCGGAACCTGTGCGTACCTACAGAGAAGTCCACCAGACTGTCTCTGGTGCCCCCAGGGATGATCTCCATGGGTACCCGACCAGTCTGGTCCAGGCGCATGAAGATCAGCCTTTCGGGCTTCAGCGGGTACCGCAGGGCATCCGACAGGCGGGTGTCCAGCATGTGCTGGAGTTGGAAGTACGCTTCGCCCTGGTCCAGCAGCTTGCGCCGTAGGACTTCCTCTCCCAGGTAGGAGGGGTCAATTGGCTGGCCCTTGTCAGCAAGGAGCCCGCCGCCGGTCTGCAATGCAGGATCGTCCCGAATGCGCCGGACCAGCAGAGGCGCGAGGTACTCGCCGTAGTTATCTACCTCAGCAGCAGTGGGGTACCGGCCGGGCCAAATGCGGATAGCCACGCCCCGCGAGGGTAGCGTGTTGTAGATGCTGTCCGTGCTCTGCGGGGTACCGAGCCAGATGATGCGCCCAGGGCGCCCATCAAGGCCCATGCAGATCGAGGTGAAGTCCCGGGTAAGGTGCAAGAGCTGCCCGCGCATCACAGCGGTCAGGGAGTTCTTGGCACTCTCCACGTCGTCGGCCAGTAGGATGTCAGCACGCTTACCTTGTAGGTTGGCGGTGATACCCACGCAGGCCACACTGGGGGACTTGTCGATGCCCTTGAGGCTGTAGTGCACGTCGAAGTGCTCGACGGAGGTGCGGTCCCCGTTGTTGGGGTCCGGCCGCATGCACTCCAGGATGTCCCAAGTCAGGATGATCCGCACGATGAGGGTGCTGATCTCGTTGGCCTGGGTGCCACCAGCGGACACCACCAAGCACCGCAGGTGCGGGGCGTGCACTAGGGACCATACTACGAACAAGGCCGCGATGGTAGTCTTGGCTTGGCCCCGCTGCGCCTGGATCATGATGCTGGCAGGGCCATCCACCATGAACTTAGCGATGTCCTCCTGAATCTCAGACGAGGAGAACCCGAGGAAGGCCATACCATCGCGGAGGAAGTCCACGAAGTCCTTGTAGTGCAGGGCCACTGCGTTCAGCAGGGCCCAGCGTTCAGCGGCCTCCTCTGGCCCTTCTCGACGACTCATTGCAGGGGTTCTCCCGGGAATCGTAGATGGTCGGCTAGGTCTTCAGCCACCGGCAGGGTGGCAGCCCGTACACGTACAGACTGACCTTCTTGGAGCTTCTTGTGCAGCTCATCGAGCTTGCCACCCCTACGGATGGGTGCCGTGATGTTGTTGTCCTTGAGGAAGGCCCGGATTACGGCCAACTCCGAGGCTGTCGGCTGCACCGTGTGCTCCATACCGTCTTCGCCGATGCGTTTCACTTCCCCGCGCAGGAGCTTCGAGAAGTTGTCAGTCATCAGCTTATGCAGCGCGGAGAGGTCGTCTTGCGAGCCGGTGTCAGCCATCAGCTTTCTCCTTCTGTCTGTTCTTGTAGTGCTTCCAGTACTTGTCCCGGATGAGTGCCGCAAGGGCAAGCACCGTGTACAAGGCAGTGAGGATCAGTACCCAAGTGTCCAGGGGGACACCCATTACGACCAGACCCGACACCGCGGCAGGGGGAGCCGCCAGCCCAGTCTGTAGTTGTTCATGTTTCATGGCGAACTCCTTGTTAGCTACTATAGGGACCGCGCAAGGGCCCGTAGGCCCTCGCGTTATTCCTTGAACAGGTTGAGGAAGGGGATGACGTATGGGATGTTGGCCCCGGGTAGCTGCTTGAGCGCCCAGTATGGGTTGTCTACAACTTGCCCCTGAAGCAGCAGCTTACTTGCAGCGTCCACGCTTCCCAGCGCAGGGATGACGCCAGCCACGGTAAGCTGGCTAGGGTGCCGGCCGCCCAGGAGGTCAGGGTCTCCAGACCACCCAGTAGCCACGCCACCAGTAAGCTCCAGGAAGTCACCCAGGAGGCCGGACATCGAGGCGTAGTTCGCAACCGCACGCACGAGCATGGCGGGCTGCAAGTTCTTCTCGATGTACTCTTCCTGGTCCTCACGACCAACACTCATGAGGTGCACACGGGCCAAGTGGATAGGCAGGATCAGGGCCATCTGCGCAACCAGGACCATGGCAGCGATGCCGTAGCCTGACGTACCACCACCGTTGAGGCGGGCCGTGCGAGACCACTGCTTCTCCATCGCGGTGATGCCGAAGGTGCGGAGCTGTGCGATCACCTTCCAGTAATCGTTGTGCATCCACGCCGTCCGCTCACCCACGAAGGTACCTTGGATGATCTGCGAGGTGCCCCGATGGACCATCTGGACAAACTCCTCAGCAGCCGCCGGGTTCGGTAGCATGGTAACGTCGAACCGGGTCAGTTGGCCCTTGTCGTCCCAGGATGCCACACGATCCAGGTTCTCCCGGATGTGCGTGATCAGTTCGTCGTTCAGGCCCATGTCCTTGAGGTAGATGTCGTTCTTCCCCTCCTGGACATAGCGGACTGCCTTCATGACGATCTGCTCGGCCACCATGCGGTGCTGCGCTGCCATCAGGCGCCGGAAGCCAGTCACCTTGCCCTGGATGTGCTGCATGCCGGACAGCAGGCGGGCGGTGACGCCGGCATCCCTGGTGTACTCAGCGAGCCGGTCATCGGGGGCCTCGAGCGGGACGCGGAGCTGGTAGTTCTCCATGCCGATGTCCCCACCCCACACCTCGATATGGGTGAGTAGGTGGCGATCCCGCGGTGCCCCACGCTTGACACGGCCAACCTCCCCCATGACCTGAGGTAGGGACGCGATGCCCTTGAGCGTGGTCGTGAGCCCGAGGTGATGCACCATGTTCATGGTCTCAGCGAACTGCGTGAACACCAGGGAGCCCAGGCGCTGGACCCGGACCAGGGTCGCAAGGTTGGACGCCCAGCGCACAGCCTGCTCGCCCTCAATGTGCCCGTTCAGGATCTCGCCCATGACACGATCAAAGGCGTCCAGCTCCTCCTGCGTGGCCCGTTCTGCCAAGTCTCCCGACTCGGAGATCGCCCTCCTCAAGTGCCGAGCGCCCGTGGCGCCGTGAATCCCGAACTCCGTCAGGGCCACCGTGCCACTTGTGCGCCCGACGTACCGACGCATCAGGTTCAGGCTGCCAGTCTCGTAGTAGTCGATCACCCGGGCACCGCTAGGAAGCTCAGCCAGGAGATCAACGTCTAGACGATGCTTGGTGTGACCTTGTCCACCCTTGGCGAGGATGGCCTCAGCGCGCTTGATCTCCACGAGGCCCGCCGGGTCATTGGCCCGAAACTCCTTCATGATCTCCAGGGTGTCCCGGATGACGGCTGCCGAGTTGTCCCCGCCCGCAGTATCGACGCCTTTGGTGTTCTGCACCC